CGTTTCTTTCTCTCGTCTTCGTCACGTTTCTTTCTCTCGTCTTCGTCACGCTTCTTTCTCTCGTCTTCGTCACGTTTCTTTTTCTCGTCTTCGTCACGTTTCTTTCTATCTTCTTCCTCATTCTTCTTTTTCTCTTCTTCCTCGCGCTTCTTTCTCTCGTCTTCGTCACGCTTCTTTCTCTCTTCTTCCTCGCGCTTCTTTCTCTCTTCTTCCTCGCGCTTCTTTCTCTCGTCTTCTTCCTCACGCTTCTTTCTCTCTTCTTCCTCGCGCTTCTTTCTCTCTTCTTCTTGATTCTTCGTTCTTTCTTCTTCCTCACGCTTCTTTCTCTCTTCTTCTTCACGCTTGTTTTTCTCTTCTGCCTCTTTTTGAATCTTTGGTTTACGGCCTCGCTTAGATTTTTCTTTTGGCGGTGGGATATCAACGGATGCATGAGAAATTTTAGTTTCCTCGATAGGTTGAACTATTTCAACTGCCAATTTCTTATTATACTGTCTTTTAGGCTTTTCTTCATTTGAAATTTTATTCTCTTCAACAGCTGCGTTTGGTACTACGACTTCATCATTTGTCTCAATTACCTTTGGTTTTTTGTTATACTTTCGTTTTGGTTTAATCACCTCTGTTGCGTCATTTGAAATCTCTGGTTCATTTTGGCGTTTAATATCATCATTATCAGTGTCTGGTGTATGTTCAAATATTATCAGCTTTACGTCCTCTTCTTTGTTCTTATTGATAAGCCACCCTGGTTCGGGCTTCAAGTTTTTGTAGTATTTTGCGCCAATTTCCTTCATAGCAATAGAAAACTTGTCTTTATCTCCATATACAATTAAAGACGTATCAGAATACGGTTTGTATTTGAGCATTTAAAGTTATAAGAGATAACTTTAAATTTTATTTCGTTTTGTTGAAAAGAATGCGTTCTATTCTTGTTCTATCATCATCTGTAAACCCAGACTTTCTCCTTTCCTCTTTTGCTTTTTCTAAACGAGCTTTTGTGTCGCTAGAATTTTCTTCTTTTTTCAAATTCATTTTTTTCACTTTTTGAAGACGTTTTGTAACACGTTCTTGATTGCGTCTTTCTTTGCGGGACATTTGTTGCTGTTTAGGTTGTTCTAAAGGTGGCAATGGAATATCATTCACTTTGCCTTGTTGTATAGAAATGGTATCTTTTTTTTCTTGTTCTGTAGAAATTGGGGGCGATTGTGTTTCATGCCCAAAATCAAGCATCCTTTTTACAAGATCATTGAATTGTTCTTGAGACATTTATCTGTGTTAATTTTTCATTTAAATATCAATCTTAAAACCAACTATTTAAATGAAGGAAAAAGTGATGCAAAATATGATATATTTCGTTCACTATTAGGCAATACATACTTAAATTTTCTAAAATTTTCGTCGTATCGGATTTGCACTGAATTTATGTTATGTTTTTTAAGATAACTTGACAGTAAAACATCAGGTGTATTAATTATATCTTGTGGACTATCTTCAAGATTGAAAATATCATCATTGAAAAATTTAGGCTTTATCAGAACGCCGTCAGGTACACTAATAATATCATTTGATTCTGGGTTGTTGACCTTGGTTTTATTTACAGCAAGTTCTTTACCATTATAACCAGAAACAAAGATAACACTGTTTGGATTCTGATTACTTGTGTCAACCAATGTCTCTATAAAGTCACTGCCATAAATCCCAGCGTCGTCTACAAGTATAATTAAAGCTTCACCATCTTTTTCTCTTAATAGAGGCGAAAAAATACTTGCAGATTTACCGTAATCTTTACTTAACTTATGTACAAGAACAATATGATTATTTTTTATATAGTCTGGTAAAACTATATCTTTGTCTTCAGGTATGGATATAATAATTTGATCAGAATGAACAGTTTGATCCAATATACTATTTACAGACGCTTTGATGTTTTCTAGGTTTCCAGTTGTTGTCGTCATACTAACTATTATTTTGTTTTTTGTATTTGCTCTTGGGGTTTTTAAGTATTCTTGCGCATAATGATCTAACGAGCCAGTTCTTAACTTTACATACCTTACATACCCAAAATACGCAAGAACAATCCACAGCAAAGACAGGACAAGAATAAGAATATTCAACTTGACAAACTTACTTGGCATTTTAATATATGTGTTAATTTAAATATATTAAACTTAAAATCACTCTAATGAGAAACAAAAATCTACTCACAGTACTGATCATTCCACATATCTCTAAATTTTTTTCCATTCGATTCAATAAGATTCTTTTTTAGTTTTGCTTCAGTGTAATCTTTTAGTCGTTCGATATCTTGATTTCTCCCCGACATTTTTTCCCAGGCCTTTTCAACTTTTACAAGCGTTTTATAAACCTGCGCCTTTGTCATGGCTTTTATTTTTGCGTTTGTCAAAGCTTTTGGTAAAGGATACTCTGGACAATATGCGGCCTTTATGTATATTATTTTAGTCTTAGGAGACCTTTTAACCGATTTGTTAGTGCTTCTTTTAACCGATTTGTTAGTGCGTGTTTTTGTATTAGAATTTGCCTTGACGACACGCACCCATCTAAAAACTCCGGATTTAGCGGGCTGAGACGAGTACTGCTTTCCGTCATTGCCAACAAAAGTACGGTAATGACATTCTACGTTATTTGCAGGAAAAGGAGGCGACGGACGAGATGAATATTTTTTCAACGATGAATGATAATCTTCACAAACCATTTACTTATAAAAAAATTTAATATTCGCAGTAATTTTTTATGATAGGCTTTTTAGGGTCGTAGATACCGTTCTTTGCGGCCGTGTCTAAAATGTCACTGAAGATGGTGTGAAACTTGTCAGTATGACCTACTTCGTCGCAGCGAACATGTGCAAGTTCGTGTAGAGTTACATAAATGAGCATATTTTTATCATAATACTTGCCGTCTTTATCAAAGAGGCAAAGATGTATTTTCTTTTTGTTAATGGTGTAGGACTTTTTGCCTTTTAAAAGAATAACAGTGTTTATGTCCGGAAATACAGGTTCAAGCGTTTTTCTAATATCAATCAGCATTGGATCATCTTCAACAAATTTTTCATATATTCGATTTGCTGTCAGTAAGACAAAAACAATTGATAAAAAGAATAGTAAGGAAAACAAGAATAGTTTCATTTATTAGTAGTATTATTTTAGTCAACTTCGTCCATTTCAAAAGAAACTCTTCCGTCATTTATCCTAAAACGAATACTATCAATCAAGGTGTCTAATTTGCAACAAAACATGACGTCATAAGAATAAGTATCTTTAAAATTTTGGATTCCAATAATAGCGTCTTTAATATCGGCTAAAATATTTTCTACCAATTTAAAGCTCGTAGAAGTCTTTGTTTGTTTATTAACAGTTATAATTTCAAAACAACGACCGATTGTCGTTTCAATAAAATTATATGCATTCATTCGGTTGTCTGTCATATAAAATGTTCGTGATAAACGAGTAAACCAGTTAGATGGTTGAACATAGAGATATTTGACATTGATTTTTTCACCTTTTTGAATCTTCCCTATGAATTTTAATTTGCTTAGAACGTCACTTGTTGTTGCGTCCATTGTAACAGTATGCTTAAAATAGTGATACATTTCTTTATAGTTAAAAAACAAATTGAATAAAAAGAACATAATCTAGTATATAAGTAGCACAATGCTCGCACAAATTGCGTCTGATATTCATATCGAAAAGGTATATCCAAACAAAGCTATAATAACTGATTTTATTGTCCCCGTAGAAGAAGCCGAAATGTTGATTTTAGCAGGAGACATCGGCTCAATTTATCAATATGAGGAATTGAAGCATTTTTTCATGTCGTGCAAACAATATTTCAAATATGTCTTATATGTCCCCGGAAATAACGAATACTATCTTCGAGAGGGATTTCAACCTAAAACTATGAAAGAACTTGACAACGACATCATTCGACTTTGCGATGACACACAAATTATGTTGTTGAATAATGCGTACATTGAAACTGAAACACACATAATTTTTGGATCGACTTGGTGGAGTCATATTCCTGATACCCTCACAATGCGTGTTTATAAAGAGAATGGAGTTCCAATTGACGCGGATGATTTTAACTATATGCATAATATAGCTAGAAGATGTTTAAACAAAATTATAGAGAAAAAGGGAGAAAAGAAACTTATTGTTGTTTCTCATTATTGCCCAACAAAATTTGGGACAATGAACATGCATCACAAAAAATCTGACTTTACAGACCTTGTTCCGTATTATTTTTCCTCATCTGAAAAGTATCTCAAAGGCGCCGTTGATGTTTGGATTTATGGGCACACACATGTTTTCCGCGACTTTTATTTTGATAATCAGTATACTCGTGTTATTTCAAACGCAGACCCGCGTAAGAAATTTTTTAAGAAAAACTTTTTTATTGAGTTGTAAATTGAAAAAATGCATAATGTACTTGCTTAAAATTAAACGACATGAATCCGGTTATCCAACAAACAACAACTGAGATGCTTCAACAAAGAGGATTTGAAGTTGAAGTTACAGACGAAGGACTAGTAGGGAGAAAAGGCCGTTCTTCTATCATCGTTTTTTTCAACCTATCACCAAAGGTGAACAATGACCGTATTCAAGAGTATATCACAAAGATGCGAAATGCGAATTTTACACATGCCATTGTCGTCTTTAACGACTCTGTCACACCAATGGCTCAAAAAGTAGTAGATGAACTGGAAGGACTGCGCATAGAGCTTTTTCAGATGAACTCTCTTCGATATAACATCACAAAACACCGTCTTGTTCCCAAACACATTCCTTTGACAAAAGGCGAAATGAAGGCGTTTAAAGAAGAATTTGGCACAAAGATTCCAATCCTACTTCATTCAGATCCAATTGTGCGATTTTACGATTTTCAAAGAGGGGATATCATAAAGGTAGAAAGAAAAAATGGTTTTATTTGCTACCGCATAGTAAAGTAAATAATTATTTTTCATTTATTGGAATGAAAAATTAACTGGAAAAATAATATTTTTGAGTCATTTTTAAAAGAAGATTCATATGTTTTTGCGCGAGTTGTTTTTCACTTTCTTTTTTAGAAAACAAGGAAGGCGCTTTCCCAGTGGTATTAAAAAAGTGCACATAATCAATGCATATTTTCTCTTCCGTTTTGTTCACAAAAAATTTTAAAAAAGAGCTTTCCATTGTCTTCTTTGTTTTTGATATGTAAAGTAAAAATCATTTTACATATCAAAAATCATTTAGAATTTTGTCCGATCATTAATAAATGGAAAACATTCTAAAAGATGTGCAAAAAAAGAACAAACAAGGTTCTAAAGGTAATGATCCTCCTGGTAAGCGCAGTCGTTCTAGAAACGAAGGGGCTGCAGCCGCCGCTTCCAATAGCTTACTTGATATACTCCAAATATTAAGTAGGGAGGCAAAAATAAATAATGACGCTTCAAAACAAAGAGTTCTTGCAGAGTTAAGAAATACTTCAGAAGAAGCTCAGCAGCAAATAATGATGTTGACCGAACAGTTTGGTCACAAAGGCTCTTTACAAATTTTAACCAAATTTGCGATTTTTTTTGAGAAGCATACTGGAAACAGATTTAATTTAGATGAATTGACAAAATTATATGTGCGAACGCTCAAATTAGAAAGCAGTAAAGAAGAGATTGAAAAGAAGAAAAGAATTAAACTTGAAAAACAACGTTTATTAGAAGAAAATGAACTGTTAATTCAAAACGCAAGCAAAATTTTTAAAATAAACAAAAATGACCAGAAAAAGATACAAGCAGGCGCTCAAAACAATCCTATTTTACGTACCATTTTACAAAATTATTTACCCACTTCAGATATCATGAATGTGTTTTTAGAAAAATACGCTGATGATGATAAAAAACCCTTACTTTTAAGATTAAAAGAATTTTTGACTCCCGAAATTAGGGCGGAAATTAGCAAAAGTGTTGGTTTTATTAAGGAAAAAAATTTGTTTACTGGATTACCAGGTTTAAAACTTGGAGGAAGCGATGAAGAGGGAGAAATTGAAAGGATATTAGATGAAGAAGACGAAATTGAAGAAGAGGAAGATGAGGACGAAATTGAACGACTTCTTGAAGAAGAAGGCGATGAAGAAGTTGCTGAAATAAGAAGAGATGCTAGGGCTAGATTGGCATTAGAAATAGAGGAAGAAAAGGAAGAAGAAGAGGAAGAAGAAGGACAAAAGATGCAGGCTGCAATGGAAGAAGATGAAGAAGAAGACGGACAAAAAAAGGTTGAGGATGACTTTCAATTATATGATATATTTGGTATTGATAGGACGGGATATCTACAATATGCTCAAGGTATGGCTGCAAGAAAAATTTTGGAACAAAAGGGCAACAAAGACCTTGCTAATAAGTACTACACAAAATGTAACGCACTTGACCTAAAGGTTTTGCCAGAACCGTTTGATAGAATTGCATATAAATATTTTGTAAATGGTTCCGCGCTATTATTGAAAGGTTCATATCTTGGCGCACTTGAACAGTTTCACAATTGTCTTACGACCGTTCGCAAAGCTATGCCAAAACAAAATGTGACTGTGGCGGAGGAAATGCAGTCAGTAATAAATCAGGCAAATATACCCTTTGCAATGGAGGTAGACGCAGTTTTAACTGAAATTCAAATTGCAAAGAACGTAGCACAAGAAAGAATGGCTGAATTAATTACTTTGCGACTTAACAGGTGGGAGATAAACAAACAGGAAGCTAATGAGGAAATGGCCAGGGTGCTTGTTTCTGAAACCCAAATATCATATGCTGAAAGTATAGTCAGAGCTTCTCCCTGGGCGTATACCCGTATTACGTTTTCAGATAAAACGAAGCGATTGATGGACAAGTTTAAGGTAAAGAACATTTGGATTTTGCCATTAAACGATACAACGTTTCGTGATTTGGTTGGTTTAAATAGAGAGACAAAAACAATTGACGGTGATACGTATTATAAACCTATAAATTTGTTTTTTAATGTTTACCTAAATGAAACTACAGAAGAGGGTGATGTAATCACTTTTGGTGAATACAAAATGAAAGTGGCATATGACGTAGGAGATGAAATAGTAAAACATGATAAGAATATTGACTATGACCAGAAACAACTCTTTGTAGAACGTATCGTTACTGGACCCAAAGCGGTTAAGAACATTTGGATTTTAGCAATCAATGAAGATGCAAAAGAGTTGGTAAATTGTGGCAAAAGCCGGTTTTTTGGACCAGAAAAATATTGCATTCAAGGTAAGCACTTTTATAACAAATTTTTGAGAAGTAGTGTTGTTAGTCCAAATAATGTTGTAACCATTGCAGGGAAGTTTAAGGTCAAGATTAAGTACGAACTTGCGAATGGTTCGATTGTTGACCATGATGCATTGATAAATGAAGAAAAGCAAGTCACAATAGCTCAAATTTTTGCATCTGACAGTGCTAAGATTGAATCCTTAAAAAATATTCCTGTAAATTTAATCACCTTTTCACCAGTCCTATTTGAAAAGATAAATTATATTTTGGCTGATTACATTGATGATGAAGCTTTGCGGAAAGAACTTATTTCACAATGTATTGCAAAAGCTGCTACTGACAATGGTACAATGAATACACTTTTTCAACTGCTTTCAAAGGTTATTGCATATTTACATTTTGATTACCTTACCTACGAAGAAACAGAGCTTAAAGCGACAAATTTTAAACGGAAAGTAGAGAGTAATTTTTATCCTTCAGTTTTAGAGTTGTTATTGCTATCACCTGAACAAAAAGTTAACAGTTCGGATGAAAAGCTTCTAAACTACTACAAAAATCGTGAAGCGTACATTGTAGACACGCTCCTTTTGAAACTTCAAAACGTTCTTTTTCAAGGAGGAAAGTTTATGGCACTAAAACATGAATTGCTAACACCAGAAAATGATATTCTTTACATTACCAATGTATATAAGGGAATTTTGGTTGAACGAAAACCCGTGCCCAAACAATCTGCGGAAAAGACCCAAGAGCAACTTAAAAATGAAAAGGAACAAAGAGAACATGCTGAATCCGTCTTTAATGTTCTGTATCATATTCAAAAGTCAATCAATGAGTACAAATCTTAAACTTCTTTTAAGAATAAAATAATTTACCACTTAATTTTATTCTAAATAAATGTCTAATGAACTAAACTTGCAAGAACATTATGCACGTAAAAAAAGTATAGTGGCAATAACAGGAAAGGCGATTCTTTTTGCTTCTATGCAGTTTGCTATTGGGTCTGTTGAAATGAGCTCAAAATTTAGTGTCAAAAACTTTTCTAAAGATCAAACAACCCTCCAACATGCAGCTGACGCTCTTTCTGACTACATCTTTATCGGTGTTGTTTGGACACTTGGCACATGTATGATGTTTTGGGGAAATTATGGTATGAAAGGAGCTATCATCAACTTTATTGCAAACTTTATAATAATGGCTTGGATTATGACTAGTTATAAAGGTGCTTTTGAATATGCATGTGTAACTGGGAATTTGGAATACCCAGAACTTTTTAGGAAGCGTAAGAATGTTCACTTGGGTTTGAATCAAGCGTCAACCGCCGCGGCAAATCAATAAGGATTTTTTCGGCATACATGGCTTCCACTTTTTTCCAACTGTTCTCCATCATTCGTTTCCCACAATCTCGAGTCATATCGTAACAAATACGAATCCACCAAAAGTACAGTCGTCGTTGAGCTCTCGTCACATTTTTCTCGTAAAGCTTAGACATCACACGCATAAATTTAAACCCTTTCAAAAAATGAAAACGAGATTGAAGAGTAAAACAACACCTTTGAAAACAAATCATGTTGTAACGTTTAAAGTTCCAGTTGAATAGAACATTTCTAAAAATTTCGATTATTTTTAAGATGGTTTCCCTTTTCATTTGAGAACTAAATTTGTCCAAAAAAATAGCCAGTGTGCGAAATTGATAGTTATGGGCAAGTTGCTTTGCTGTGATATCAATATTGATATGATTTGACTCGTTGTCAAGAACCCAGAAAAGAAACCTCGACAAATGATCACATGAAAGACAAAATGAGATAAATTCTTTTTTTTGCAAATTGGAAAGTCCTTTGAAGGTTCTTTCAGCTTCACAAATTGGCATATTTTTTTGTATTAACATATAAGGTAGTGACATTTGTAATACTTAAATTTTTTCATAAAAATTTCAGTTTAGTAATAAATGGAAGGTATCGTTCAAAGTTTTTTACAGTACCAAATTGCATTTAAAATTTATCATTGGCAAACAAACTCGTATTCTCGCCACAAAGCGTCGGACGAGTTGTTTTCCGCTTTATCAGAAAAGATTGACCGCTTTGTAGAATGTTTGCAAGGCAGTCGAAACGAAAAAGTAAAATTCAAAAAAGGAACAGTAATTGAACTTGAAAACTTTACAGACAAAGAAGCAGTTACATTGCTACACGATTTTAAAAATTGGCTTAATAAAACTTTGATTAAGGAGATACATGAAAAGGATTTAATTAACTTAAGAGATGACATATTAGCAGATGTCCATCAAGCTTTGTATTTATTTACGCTTGTATGAGGTTTTATTTTTTAAAAAATAAAATCTATGAAATTTATATGCGCAAAAGGGCTGTAAAATTTTGTTCCTCGTCTTCGTTTACATAATTAAGTATTTTACATTCATTATCACTTCCGCTAATGTAATTTATCTGTCTTACATTGACAAACTCGTAAAAACTTGGGTCCAACTCCATGATTTCAGAATTTTTAGACATTACTTTGTCTCTTTTCCAACTGGACATTATTGACAATGCTTCATCTGCAGTTTCTACATTAATAGCAAGGTAAGGGTTAGGGTCAAGAAGATCATTTTGAAAAATGTATGGTTTTAGCAAAACCGCTAAAATTTTGTCTGTTAGTTGATATGTTGAATCACTGTTTGAAATATACTTCATTACAAGGGTTCCACCTTCAAGCATAATTTGGTTTTGATATGTTCTAAAATCTAGTATGTCAGCATACGTTACAGGAATAATTTTTATTTCCGTATAACTTGCTATGCGGTCTTTTTCTAAACGAAGATAGTATACAAGGCGTGTCAGAAGTTCTTCACTATTGACAATAATATTTCCGTCTTGTACAAAACCTTCGGTAACAACTCCAAACTGCGAAGGAAAATCTTTGTACTCATAACTAGGGTCCAGACGTATTTTTGAATCTACAAATTGTATGATGTCCTTGTCTGCAATGTAAGGTAGATTTTTTTCACTTGCCCATACAGCTAATAGATATTTGGCGTACTCTCCAAGATAGGCTGCAACACGTTTATTAAAATTAAATTTCATAAATTCAGATATACCTTTGGGAAGAGAAAAAGTTGTAATTTCTTTCAACTGTAAAGGAATCAATTTATCCTCTTCTCCATTTGGTTCAACCGGAATATAGTATGTATTATTTAACGTCGAAGTAACCTTTACCATCGAAATCATTTCGTTTGAGTTTAATTGTACTTTAACTTCAGGAAAAATTGACAAAAATTTTTTTATCTGTTCAAAGGTGATCTTTTCATTATAGTTATGTTCTTGTCCAACCGCCATAGGAGGTATTGGATTTTCTGTATATAGAAGTAGTTTAGGCAATCCATTTAAATTTTGGTCTTTATGAAAATCGAGTATAATCGCAGACGTTTTCCCATAACTGTTGTAAAATTGCCCTGAGATGTTGTTTTTCACTACATCTTCAAACTCGTAATAAATTACTTTTTTCTTGACCGAAAAACTAGACCGTATATAATCAAACAAGTTAAAAATCATTGGCACAACAGGGTCTTCATCCATCTCAAACCACTTTTGTGTAAGAGCCCCCTTGTCCGATACATGAGATTGGACAATCAGTTCGCATTGAGGATATATCAAATTTTCACCTGAGGTGCCTCGATGTTCTAAAATAAAAACCGTTTTCTTATTTCTGAAAGCCTTATTTATTATGTAATTTTCAACATGTCCTGGAATTTTAAGTTCATCAGGGGAAAATACAAAGATTTTACAGTCATATGCACTTTCTAGAATATCTGTATATTTTTCGGGGGAAAAATAATTATTTTCATTTGTCATTTCAAGTCTCATTTCATCTATTGTTTTATTGTAAAAATTTTGCTTTCCGGTATAAACATGTTTACTGTTTGCAATTCTATTTACTTCTTCGGTTAATTCATCAAAACGTAGTTTGCATGTTTTTCCGCCTTTAAAAGGATAAATAATTATTCTTATGGCTTCAATAATACACTGCAAAAATGAAAGTTTTGTACGGTCCATACCTAACCTGAGAAAATGATGGTCTTTTTTTGCATTCAAATGAAATATGTAGTGCATATTTTCAAAAGGTTTGAGTAAGCCAAAGTTATCGTATGAAACACTTGTTTTGGTTGTAAGAATTGCGGTTTGCCTTGCTCTGTGATCTGGCGCGTTAAGGCATTCACGAGATTCTTTCAACGACATCATTTCGAAACCATGACGCTCTGTTTCATAACAACAGGGCACAATTGGGTATTTAGACCCAGTAATTTCTTGTAAACCAGGGAACAAGTTTTCATCTATACATTTATAATATCTGCCTTCTTCATCATTATCTGGAAATCGAATTGCTTTATTTAGAGGGAGAAGATCTACTGCCTCATCATAATTTATTAATTGCACTTGTTTCTGTTTTGAACATGTTCTGTTATAAGTTTTTGTAAAAATATCTTTCAACTGTTTTGTCAGCGGCTTTTGCTTTTCTTTTTCCATTTCTTTTTGAGGTGTTTGAGTTGAGAATGTGGGTATAAACTTCTTATAAAAAGCAATTAATGTTGGGCTCTCATTGTTATATATACTAAGTGCGCGACAAAAGTATTTTTGAAATTCCAAAATAGACTCGATATTCTTAGCCTTTATTCTTATATTAATATAAGGACTACCCATTGGAAATTGTCTTTTGTCCTTGCCCCGAATAACATTATCGTATAGTTGAACTGTTCTTGGAGTAAGTACCAAACTAACTTTGTCGCCAGTTGAACGTGCGGTGTAAAAAGTATAAATGCCTTCTTTTGTTTTTGTTGCCAAGGAACTTTCGTCGATGTACATGTATTTGGAAAAATGTCGGGTGTTCATGACCAGGTGGGAAAAAATTTCTGGTATGAGTGTTTGTTGTGGTATCAAATAATCTCCAACCGCCAAATGCTCTGTTTCTGAAACAATATCAAAAGGCATAGTTGGAAATAAAAGTTTTATCGCTTGTATGATTCCGTCTTTTGTCAAGTTTGCCGCTCTTTCGTTTATTTTTATTCTGATGATAAGATTATTATTCTCAATTTTTAGGTAAATTCTCTCATGAAACAAAAAGATTTCAATGGTTTCTTGTAAAATAGACTCTGTACTCTTGAGAATTTCTTCGGCCTTATGAAGGTCCTCAAAAAAAGGTAGAGATTTAAGCTCAAAATCCTTTAAAATTTTATAATATTTACCAAGACGTACAAAAGGGCATTCTGAAGTTAAAACCAGTCTGTCAAAAACAGCCTCAATGGTGACGTTAGTTATGTCTGTTACAATAGTAAAGTTTATATTCTCTCCTTCAAACGGTAAATATGGGATGCATGGTATCTTTTCTTCTTCGGTAAATTTTTGTATATTCTCCTCGTTTTCCAAATTGTTTCGTTTCACATCGCGTCTAATTTTTCTAATAAAGTCTTCTCGCGCAGGTTTAAACTCAATTTTATAACTTCTAAAAAGATTTTCAGACGAAGGCAAGTTAAAACCGACTTTTACTTCGTCTTCTAAAAGACCATAATCATTTTGCGCTATAGGTGACGATGCATTTAGACGGATTCTAAAGTATATAAATGGTTTTGCTACATCTTCTATTTTGTTTAAATGATTCTCAGTAATAAGATTGTTTACTTCTGGAGTCAAAATATCGCTCAACTTTTCATATTTATTTTTGTTGGCTATCATACGAAGAAGATCTACAATTTGTAAAGTCAACTTACCATTTTGCTTTGCCTCTCGCATATCAAATGTAGGATACCAAATATAGTTTGGCAGACTTTTTCTCTTTGCGGCAATTCTTACTTTTATACTAGCTAAATTATCATCTGGATATACATCTATATCAACGGGAACATTCATCCTTTATTATTCTAAAATTGTTTATTTATAACTAACATTTTACAATAAATGGATACGTGTTCCTATTTTATCCAAAATAAGGCGTTATTTGGCAGTATGCCTAATGATGAAACTGTTAAAGAATTAGAAAAAATCGGAGTCAAATACTTTGTAGATCTAACAAGTTCCAAAGAAAAACTTACAACTCCATACAAAACAGAATTTGAAGTTTTACAATATCCAATTCCAGACAGAAAGATACCAAAAGATTATCTTTCATTTTCCCAGTTTGTTTATACTGTTTTTTTAAAAATCAGAAATTTAAACGACAATGAAAAGCTCTATGTTCATTGCAAAGGAGGGCATGGACGTTCTGGTATTGTTGTGGCATGCATCCTGTGCCTTTATCTAAAAATTCCGCCCGAGATTGCATTGGATTTGACAAAATTTTACCACCAACAACGAAAGACAATGCGAGACAAATGGCGGCGTATTGGTTCTCCTCAAACGTTTACACAAAAAGATTTTGTAAAAAAGCTATTTGAGCCTTTCTACTTCAACACCCATCTGAATTCATATCTCAGCAATTCTTCTTTGCATATTATAAACGACAAACATCTTGGGAAATTTCATTGTGTTGAAGCTGCGTATCAAGCCTATAAAAATCCAACAGATAAACAATACGTAAACATACTTCGACAGTGTTCATCTATTAGAGAAATTAAGAATCTTGGAAAAGGTACAGTGATAAGAAGTGATTGGGAAAATGTTAAAGATGAAATTATGTACACCCTTGTGAAAGAAAAGTTTGACACACATCCCGAACTAAAGGAAAAACTATTGCAAACGTTGTTAAAACCCATTGTTTATAAATCAAATGATATTTCATATTGGAAAGATAAAAACTATAATCGCCTTGGAAAACTACTACAAAGAATCCGTAACGATTATTATGCCTTGAATTAAATTATTTATTATTAATAATTTAATTTAATTTAATAGCAGGCAAAATTGAACTCATCGTCATTACTGTCATCATCGCTGTCGTCTGAGTTTATTTCATAGTCACTGTTATCATCATCATACTCATCGTCTTCGAAATTATGAGTTATTAGCTTCTTTAACTTTTCTTTGTGCTCATTTGCAATGACTGCACCAGAACCCACGAGAAAGACAATACCGCCTACTAGAACGGCGACACCCCAGCTCTTGGCCTCTCCTTGTCCCTTGCTGATAACAATAGCAGAAAGAACAAGAAGAACAAGACCCAATAAACCAAGGAGGCCAACAAGAAGCATAGAATCTATCTTAAGGTCCTTTCGACCAGCAATAAGCAGAAATACTCCGGCGGTTAGCATAATAATACCAATGGTGTAAATACCCTTGTTCGCGTTGTTTATATCACTATTTACCTGGACGTTCTTTAGGGCAGCATCTATTCTGCCCGAAGCAACTAGAAGAAGCACTGAAATTGCAATCATAATACCGGCTAGCATATTCATCATTTATTATGCAAAATAATTTATTTTCCCTTTTTTACACAAATTTCTTGTCGACAATATTTTTAGTGCCTATCGCACAAGTAATTATGCCAATCAACGCTAGTTGAATAGAACCTACCTTTCCAGCAGTATTTTTCTGGGCTAGAATAGCTCCGGCAATCAAAACTATCACAGCTCCTATTGCTACAAGGACATAATCCTCATTTTCTTTGACCTGTGGCGGCAAAGCCTTGTAATGGTCTAGTACTATCAAGAGAATACCAAAAAATATAATAAAATTTGCAAAATTCAATGCAGACGTGATAAGACTGTTGACTGCGGCAGTAGGCTTGCTTTTGCTCTCAAGAATTGCAATCTTTTGTGTTTGAAGTGCAATAGAACTGACTGCGCCTATTAATAAAAGAGTCGTGGGTAGAGAAGTTGATTCCATTTATTAAAAAGAAATTAAATATTTATTGACAGAATAATTAAGCCTGATGTAACAAGGTAAGCTAGGATGTATTGAAAAGACATTAATATTTTGTGCTCTGGTGAGATTGGTTCAATATCACTTCCTGACATTGTTTGAATTCGAAGTGCCATGTATAAAGCGTCCTCGATTTTTATACCAAAAAAGTTGGCATATGCATTACCAAAAATTATAATACAGAATGTCATTACAAAAAAAAGTTGCGTTAGTTTGAATGAAAGCATTTATTATTAAGTACATATAATAAATGAAATCGTTTTGTATTAGTTTAGAAAAACATAGAGACACATGGCCTGAACTTACAAATTATTTTTTGGAAAACGGAATATCAGATGTGACCATTTTTCCAGGAATCAATGGTAAAAACATCGGCCAATACTTTGAAACCAAAAATTCTCAAGTTTTAGGACCCAGTGAAAGTGCTCTCATTGAAAATGTGGGAGGTGTGGAAAAAATGGTTTCTACGTGGGGACTTTATCACCTATATAATCACACAAACCGACGTGACCATGCACAGCTTGGTTCTTGGGGCGCTGTTGGATGTTATTTATCACATGCAAATATATGGAAAAAGATGTTGGATGAAAAAATTGACTCAGCCATCATCTTTGAAGATGATGTTCAGTTTAATAGTGGTTTTAAAGATAGATTTGAAAAATTTATGAAAAACTTACCTTCAGATGGAGACGTATTTTTTCTTGACGTATCTGTTAATTTTAAACCCTTAAAATACGATGATATGTTTGATAAAATTCTCGGGCAATTTTGGGGTCTGCATGCTTACATTATGACAAACAAGGGAGCTCAAAAACTTTTACCCTTTGTTTACCCTATTGAAATACAAATAGATTCTCTCATTGGTTATAGTGCATCATTGAATAGATTAAAACTCTACACTGCAAAAGATTTATGTGGACAAAAGACGCATATATCTTCTATTCAAACTGCATGTATGATTTGTGATATTGATGATAAAGAAATTAACAAGTATAAGTCGTTGACTAAAACGTTTATCTATATTTTTCTCTTCATCGTTGTACTTCTAATTATTTTTATGTTTATTTATCCCGCAGGAAAAGCATCATTTAGATATATATTTTAGATTTATAAAATGCTCTTTGTTTTCGTTGGAAACATTGGTTGTGGTAAAACTACAGCTGCAAACATTCTTCAAAAAGACTTTGGATTTTTAGAGTTCTCCTTTGCTTCTCCTTTAAAAGATTTTGCTTTAAGCATCGGTTTTAACTTTGAAGATGTTTACGGTTCACAAGAAGAAAAGACCAACGTCAACATAAATTTTGGTATATCAGGAAGGCAATTTATGCAAAAATTTGGCACCGATATAATGAGGGCAAATTCTGGCTTTCTTTTCAATAATAAAATTGATAATATTTGGGTCAAGGCAATGGAAATTAAAATTTCTAGTGCTAAAAATAAAAATATTGTCGTATCAGATGGTCGCTTTGTTGACGAGATTGAATCCTTAAAAAAATTTGGTGCTATTGTTGTTCGTCTAAAAAGAAGTAATTCTCCTTATACTTCATGCCATAGTTCTGAAATAGAAATACATAAAATTAAAGCAGATATCGAGTATGAAAACAACAGCACAATAGACGCTTTAAAATCGTTTATATCAAGCTTGTTTTCCCGGTTCGCTGACATATCTAGCAAGGGTAAAGAAGAAGTCTGAAAGCCGGTTGATAAACTTAAAAATCTCGTGGCTGACATTACCGTACTTGTTAATCTCTCGTTCTGCTCTTCGAGTCACAGTCCTACAAATATGAGCCTCGGCTTCAATTTCGTTTTTACCATCCTGTATGATAAAAACAGTGAGCGGTTTTAATTCACTATCCATAACATCAATATAATTTTCAATTTCACTGACTTGTTCTTCAGTAAATTCAGGAAGTATGAAAGAATCATCCCTGCTTGGCGTTGCAATTATGCTTCCTATGTTTAGAAGTGTTTTTTGAAGAGAAATTATATACGGAATAATTTTGTGTTTATCAGAGCTGTTTGCAATATAGAAATTTCTTAACAGAAATATTAGCTTTCCAATGTGAGATGCCATCTCGTCTAAAGTCCCTAAAACATCAAAAATTTGTTCACATTTTTGAACACGACTTCCGTCATAAAGTCCACTTGTACCATTGTCACCTGTCTTTGTGTACACTTTCATTTATTAATGTTTTTTGCGCATTAAATAAGTTAACTATCCACCCTGAGAGACAATATATAGCTTAAAGAATACACACTTACATATGAGCCCCATTAGCGTAATTGGATAGCGCGTCAGACTTCTAATCTGAAGGTTGCGGGTTCGAGTCCCGCATGGGGTTATACTTTTTATATCTCGTAGATATAAAAGCCTTTTCGTTTCATTACACGGTGTAAAAAACATACACTTTAACTAAAAATAAAGTATAATTTTTTTGCCACTTTATAAGTCATACTACAAAGCTTTTGGAAACTAGATACTTACAAACTGTAGTTATTTATATGTTTTTATATAATAAAATGGCCGAAACTGTTCCATATAAACAGATAAAAGAATGTACTGATAGAGAAAGACATATAAATATTATAAGTATTCGTTCGCCAGAAAAACTCGAGATCAAGTTTGACAAACATTATTGTCACTTTAGTCCTCCAAGAAAGATAAAGTACGAGTTAAATTTCGTTCAAATAACGGATGATGATCTTACAAATATATACTCATTGCTTCAGATGAAAGATGTACTGAATGACAAATGCAACGAGCTTTTAATTTATTATGAAAACGACTCTCAGTTGCAACCGATTTTTTTACATATTTTATCCCTTTTCAAAAGCTTTCCATTAAAAAAGACTGTTTATTTAGCCGACGAAGAGAATGAAAGTGAAGTTTTGACTACTTACCCGGATTTTTTAAGTACATACAAATTTGTTCTTTTCATTACGCTGCCAGAGTCAGAATTGTATTATCATACAGAAGAGACGTCTTTTGGGTTGAAAAAAATTATAACAAAAAGTCTTCCTAATAATTTAAAACTTACGTGCCAAATTTGGTTTAAAAAATTTATATCACGCATTTTTTCATGTGGCGTAAAAAGGTTATTACAAAAATCAGGCACTTGCTATCTTACAGCTGTTATCAATGGAATTGTACTCTCTCCCGTGCTTCAAAATTTTTTTCTACAAAAAATGAAAGAATATGTCACACTTTATCCTGAATCAAAAGTTTACATTTCTAGCCCATTAAACGAGCTTGATATGACAAATTGTAAACGGTTTTTAGGAAACTATTCAGAAGAAGTGCAATTTCTTTACCGAATGCTTTACAATCTTGTATGTAAAGATGTGCGACCTTTTGCTCCAGTCCATTACTCATTAAGAGAAGATGTTTTTGTTCAGGCGTCAAAAGACTATTTCAGCACATCGGTATTAGGTCAAGGAGGTTTTGGCATTGTTCCTATTCTAAGCTTCCTTTATGGTAGCAGCACAAATTTTGTAATTGCTCTTGAAGATGAGATGAAAAATATAATTTACATCAATCCAAAAGATGCGCTTGTTTACATGCCGACTTTTCTTTCCAAACCCCTGCTGTACAACCAACTCTATGATAAGCTTTTACTTAATAGAATATCTTATATACATTCCGACGTAAGCATAATTCTATATATACCTCGTGATTTATGGCTTGAAGACCAAAATGTATCAGACATTGTTTCAGAAGGCTTTACAACTCAGTCCTCAAGTATCTTCATGAGTTATGAAAAGGATGAAATATCGTGTGCGCATGCAGTTGTTGGCTTTTTTTGCGACGGAATACCAAAGGTGTATGACTCTGGAACCAACATGATTTTTGAAGCTGACTGGTTAGGTAATGTTTCAGATTTTTATGTAACATATATTGATACTTACAGAGAAATGGACCCACTAGCAAAACTTGATAATTTTGGAATTGAATATATTTTGTTTACATCTGCTTTATTGCCTCAATTTTCTGATGTTTGTTTTAAACCCGAACATTCGGCAAGACAAGTTACGAAAGATTTAACATGGGATGTACCGCATTATCGCCTTTATAGAGAAAATGAATTTACACCGCTTTTTTTCTCTTTAGTTTTTAACAGAATTCCAATAAGTGAAGATTTTTTTGATTTGAGTAAGAGTTCAATTGCCAATCAAGTTGATTCAAATTTTGGTATCGTAAAGATGATTCTCGATGCTTACCCAACCGTAAATTTTTTAAAGTACCCGGAAGTTGCAATTATCATATTGAAAGACCGCGTTTTCCAACAAGATGAAATCGAAATTGTTCCAGTACAAATTGACGATATACAAGTGTTATACCAAATTTACCAGGATATAATAATTTATGGTATAGGGTTTACATTGACAAATGAGGTCATTGAAGAAGCAATAGCAGACGGACAAATTCAAATTTTAAATCAGCTGGGAGTTGTTCCCGTATTTACAGACGAATTTATGTTGAACAGCTCTATATTAGAACATTGGAATGACATTTATGACACTTATCCAGCATTACCTTGGAGTGATTATGAAAGAATGTATATATTAAAACACTTTAGAGATGAATACAATGATGAGATTGTAATGGAAGACTTTCAAAGGCTATCTGAAACCGAACAACAGGTGCCTTATCGCGTTTTAAGACATTTTGAGAGATTTTGGCCTTACCTGCAAGACACTTTATACTATATTGACTGGCAAGATGTTGAATCTCGGTGGAATAGTGATCCTTTAAATCTAACTTTTTGAATATGGCGTTTGAATATAACTTTATGTTTATAATAAATGGCATCATCCGTTTCTTATAAATCTGTGAAAGAATGTAGTGATCGGCAAAGGCAAATTTTTATTATAACAATACGCCCGCCTATAAAGGGAGCAATTATATTTGATAATCATTATTGTCATTATCTCCCTCCAAAAAAGATTATTTACAGCTTAACATATTTACAAATGACAAATGAAGCAGATAAAACCGAACTATTAAAGTTTATCATACAAAATAATACTTCTTTTGACGATATGTGTAATGAGTTGTTTATATATTTCGATTTTGAAGATTCGTTGCAAAAGTTATTTGATAACACTCTTCAGGCATTCCAATCTTTTAACCTAAAGAAAACGGTATATTTGGAATGTGCCCTTTTGGAACACGATATTTTAACACGTTACGGTAAGTATTTTACTAACTACAAGTTTGTCCACTATCATTCATCAAACTTAATACCTAAAATTCCGGCTGGACAATATACCAAAAAATCAGCCTCTCAATTAATGCATACAGTTGTATTGACACGAGCTTCAAATAATAGACTCGCATGTCAGCCATGGTTTAAGAAATTTCTTTCCAGAGTCTTTTCATGCGGTGTATATCGATTAATACAAAAATCTGGCACTTGTTTTTTAAATGCAGTTGTTAATGGAATTTTGCTTTCCGAAAGAGCTAGAAATTTATTTTTGGAAAAAATGTCTGATTTTGTTTCTAAACACCCGGAAACAAAGCCATATATTTCTAGACCATTAACTCACAGCGACATGACAAGTTGTAGATATGTTTCAGGTACATTTTACGACGAAGTGCAGTATTTGTATCGACTTTTATATAATTCTCTTTGCAAATCCATTCGACCATTTCCACGAGTCGGATATACCGAACGCGAAGATGTGTTTGAACTTGCTTCACAAGAATATTTTAGTTCAAATATAAGCGGAAACGGAGGGTTTGGTTTAGGGACAATCCTTTTTTTTCTACTAGGCAGTAGAATAAACTTTTTACTTGCATTAGAAGACGAAAATGACCTCATATTTGTCAACCCAAAAAATATATTGAATAATATCGATGTTTCTTTTGATACAGACACGTTATACTCAAATACTTATTTTCTACCATTAAAGATGAACAAATCTAAAAGGAGATTTGAAAGGGAAGTTGTTATTTACATTCCAAGAAAATGGACTAAAGAGACCAACATAAAAAAAATAGAATCTTTTAATTATGTGCCTACTATGGGTACAGTAAATTATGAAGTTTCTAATTTGTCTTCAAAAGAATCAATAGGTCATATTGTCACCTTATTTTTATGCGACGGAGTTCCAAAGGTATACGATTCTGCAGAAAACTTTATTGTAGAAGCAAATTGGTTAGGCGACGAGAAACATTTTGTAGAATCATATCAGGACCACAGCAAATTATATTATTCGTCTGAAATCAACCTTCACAATTTTAAATTTATTTTTCTTGTTTTCACAGGGGAAACGATAAAAGAAAAGACATGTTTTGAATTATCGGCTGAATTAGAAGGAACCCCCCTTCAAAAAGAATACAGGTGGGATGTACCTGTACATAGATTATATAAAAACGGGCATTTTACGCCTTATTTTTATAAACTAATAGAATTAAAACTGCCTATAGGCGACCATTTTTTCGACTCTATGAAAAATCCACTTGCAGGTAGAGTTAATGACAATTATGAGGTGGTAAAATTGATACTTGAATCATATCCTGATAAAAAATTTACAAAATATCCTGACTTGGCACAAGTCATCTTTCAAATCGAAATACCTGAAGATCAACTTGAGTATTCAGGTATAACCATAAAAGATTACAATCAACTCAAAACTATTTATAAAGACCTAATTTCTTATAATGTGAAAGCTGATATTTCAGATGAAATTATAGAAGAAGCCATAAAAAACGGAGATTTAGATATTATTACAAGTGTCCGAGCTATATCTTAGTTACTGTCGTGAATGAGGCATGTTTTGCCTATCTTTGTAAATGAAACTGTCATATCTTTATTTTCTATGTCTTCCCAAGGCAACAACATAAGTTTAAATAATCCTATTTTATTTACACTATCAATATATTTTTGTAAGTTTTCAACTTGATTATCATTCTTTATTTTCAATTTTTTCCAGATGAGATTTTTAATATCTTCTGGCCTTCCTGTTTTATATAAGTGTGAATCTGGAACGCATGATATGACATATAGACCCTCAAGAGAAGACACAAAATGAACTATTGCATTTGCCTTTTTACACAAGTTATAAACAGCCCAATAATCAGACGCTGACGGCACTCCAAATTTTGTCTTGTATAATAAATATGCATTAAATGGATGGGAGTGAAAGGTATAAAGACTACCAGTTGTAGAAATTTCATCTTCTGTTCCATATACAATACTGTCTTTGTCAAGCTTCAAAGTGTGAATTATTTCTCCTTTTTGAAGTTCGCTTTTGATAATCCTAAAATGTCCAAATACCTCTTTCTGACTTCTTTTTCCTCTGGTTCCAACTGTCACTCCGGCTTTTGCAACATATTTTAGATAATCAATAGAGTCTCTGTCTAACTGAAGAGAAATTGTGCAATACTTTCCTTTTTGGGTTTTCAAGTATTGTTGCTCTAAAAATGTGTTTTGCTTTTCTGTTTGGGTTAAAAACTTGTTTTGTCTAATTCCGCAAAGTTGTGTTTCATCCCAAGCACACGGATGAATAGACCTAAATCCCTCTGGTTGTACTCCTTTGCTAAATGGAATGACAATATGAACCGACTCTTCAAAATACTTGTTGATAGTTTCAAGCAATAGTTCAACCCATTCATCATCGCATTTTTCAAGATAAATTGTATTTTTGTTTTTATCAAACACACCACAAAGGTTATACTTGACAGACGATATAAAGTTGTCACTATCAATTATATCTTTTTTGTGTGTACTACCTTCAAGCTTAAAAAAAACATTGTTATCCACTACAATGAAAATTAAATTTTGCCTTTTCGTTGGTCCTATCTTACTTAAAAAATTTTTTGCGTCTTCAATTGTGTCTTTATCAAATATAATACCAATCATTTATAAAAGGAAAAATAATACAAATCAGTCAAAATTTTTGTCTGCCAGGATAATTTTCATAAAGTTTATAAAAATTACTAATAATTCATGTTAAATCTCACTTTGTTAATATTCTTTTCGTTTATCTTCAAATCTGTGTACTGTCTTAGCCCATGTTTGTTAAAATCACCTAAAACGCTTGTCCAAATAGTCAACTTTTTATTGTTTTCATCTATTTCATATTCAGTCTTAATATTGTGAAAAATCATTTCAATAACCATTTCTTTCATCGTTTCGTAATCATTTCTAGGTTCTGCTGCCGGTATGGTGTACATAAAATAGCCGTTACCAAGTTGTGGCCTGTTTTTGTAAAAAACCTCACTCATCATATGGGCAATGACTCGATCAGCAACCACGATGGCTCTGCCGTCTTTTCTGAGACATTTCAATAGTTCTTTTAATTTTAAAGAAATATCCCTTACTGTTTGTTCTGAAAAAAAACGTTTATCAAGTTCGCCTTGTGAAATAGACCATCCAACGTATCTGTAAAAGTTTTCATCCATGACTCGGCCGTTTTCAATTTTTTCTTTTTCGATAAGACAACCGTATTCCATTTCTTTATTTATTCATATATTTTAAAATGTTGAAATGTTGCATGACTTAGGCATATACACAAACTTTACACCTCATTTCTATTAAAAGATATTTAAAATGTTAAAAACGGTTTTTTAAATGGATGCTACCTTGTGGATTGTGATCTATTCCAAGTTTTCTCAGGCTTGTAATGATCTATTTTCATTTATACAAAAATACAAGATTACTACGCCTTTTAAATTGCTTGAAATAGACAACAAAGACATACGCAGGAGAATTTTATCTGATAAAAGATTTTCTATTAAAAGTGTGCCTTGCATTATTTCTATAAGTTCAACTGGTGTTGCTTCTCAATACGAAGGTCCAAAGGCTTTTGAACTTTTAAACGCTATGAAACCTGAAGAAGAAGTACATATGCCAGTCCTTCAATTACAAGATGTAAATACCCGTCCTTCGCCTGTTGTTCAGTACAATGACCCTCCACAAACAAAGTTGGAAAATTTTTCTCTTCAAATAGAAACAAATGCACCTCCCGCTCAAAAAGATAACACAGTTACGCTTATCGAAGACTTGATAGATGAGGAAGATGCACATCGCCCTCTTCCTCAAAAAACGGTCGAAGGGGATAGTATGTTGAATAAGGGAGATAGGTCTGTTTCCAACGCAATAAAGGGTGAAAAGGTTTCGGTATCGTCTGTTTTAACACAGGCTCAAAAGTCCGATTTAAATCCTCGCAACGGACCTCCCCAAAGACTTGAAATGAAAGACAAGGAAGATTCTACTAAACAAACCGGAGCAAAGGTAAATATTTCTTCTATCATGTCATCTGCAAGGGTTTAACTTTCGTCTTCTGTAACATCTAAAATACGACCATACGTTTTCATATCAATCCATTCAAAACATTGCTCAATTGTCCACCTAGTCATAGGTTCGGGATCTATCATCCCAAGTATAAGTTCCCTATACGTATTAATTACTGGATACTTTAAGGCATATTTATCCATCGTGCCAATAAATTTGGCACGAAGTTCATCTGTTGTATAAACAGAAAAAAAGCCAGACGCCTGCTCTTTTGTTTGAAAATAATTTTCATATAGTGTATTACCATTAGTAATGAGAGAAATGATTGTAATACCCATTGCAAAAATATCGCCTTTTTGCCAGTTTATTTGAGGTAAAAAGAAAAATTCTGGAGGTAAAAATTTCGGAGTGCCTTTCTTTCCTGTACATTCTACATAAAAACACGCAAACCCAAAATCAATCATTATGATGTTACCCTTGTTAAGCATAAGATTTCCGGGTTTAATGTCTCTATGGGCTACACCTACAGATTTTAAGCCTTCTAAACACTGCAGTAAATCCCTAATATATCTTTCAATAACGTCTTCGGATAAGACTAGTCCTGCATTTTTGTTTATATCTATTAGTTTCTGTAATTCTAAACCATCTGCCAAATCATAAAGAGTGGCAACATAATTTTTTGGTACATCATCTGTAACTGAAACCATTTCAGAAGGTTTTCCTTGTCCTGTGTGGAATAAAACTTTTTTTAGAGATATAGCTATATTTTCAGGCAGTACTTCTGAAATTTTAATCTCACTCTTTAACGATTGTAATAATGATTGTAATGTTTCTGGTAATAATTTTTGCACCTTTAAAGCAATAAGACCATAATTTTCAAGCATTGCTTTGAATACAATTCCATAAGCCCCTTGTCCAATTTTTTCTAAAATTACAATCTTTTTGTCGTCTCCCTTTATGTTTTTATATAAAATTACTTTTCCAACGTCCATTTATATATATAATTACATAAATTCAACCATTTAGAGAAAATTATTTATTAATTAATTATAAATGAAAGGCAAACTCAATGTTATTCTAGACCTTGATCAGACTCTTATTTCCGGAGAAGAGCTTCCTTTTGACTTAAAGAAAAACAAGGAAAAAATGAAAAAGTTTGACCACAAAACAATGGAGAATTTTTTTATCATTTTTGCACGTCCTCACTTACAAGAGTTTCTCGATTATCTTTTTGAAAATTTCAATGTCGCCGTTTGGACCGCCGCAACCAAAGACTACGCTCTTTTTATTGTGAAACATTTTATATTAAATAAACCCGGAAGAAAACTCAATTTTATTTTTTACTCTCATCACTGTGATATGAGCCAGAAACTTAAAAAAGGATTAAAAGGACTTTCTATACTTTGGGACGATTTTAAGCTTAAAAAATACAATGAAAACAACACTATCATAATAGACGATAATCCGGACGTTCTTGTAAAACAAGCTTGCAACGTTATACAAATAAAGCCTTTTCAATACAACGATAGAGCGTCTTACAATGATACTGAATTTTACAAAATCCAACAAGAATTGTCGAAGATAGACGAATATATGAGACAAGGCATTGTTAGAACTTGTCTGAAAAAATAATTCTTACATGGCGATGGTTTCAAAAACGTTTTTAGCATTATCACCATAAGATTTGAGTAGAAAAATATCATCCACCATCTCTTGCTTTTGCGTGTCATCTACGTCACATAGATCGCATAGATGTTCGGCGTAAAATTGAAGTCTTCTTAATAGTTCATCATTTTGATCTATTAAATCTCTACTTAATTTGGCAAGTTGCTCATTTGTATACTTGACTTTATAAATTTTATCTTTTTCCTTTACTTTTTCCTCTAATTCATGATATAATTCATCTTCGTATTCTGTTATCTCTTGTTGCTCTTCATATCGACAAAGATGAAGTTTATTTTGTAATTTGTCATTCTCTACTTGTAACTTACTATTCTCAAGCTTTAGAATATCTATTTCAATCTCATTCGTCGACTCTTCACAATCCTTTAGTTTCGACTTCAGATTTTTATTTGCATTTAGAAGAGTTTCATTTTCTTCTTTCATCATATCCAATAAAAGCTGTATAGCACGTATTTCTTCTCTTTGCGCTTCGTTCATCTCTTTGTTTAACACGACTTGCTCGTCAAGCCTATCTACAAATTCTTGCTGTAACGAAGAAATTTGTTCTACGTACATACTGCAATCTGCGCTTGGCATTCTTTGTGACAGTTTGCTCATCAGGCTTTCGTTTTGAGAATTCAAACTTTCTAATTCTTCACGTATATGATCCACTTCGGCTTCTTTATCGTTTAATTTTCTTTGAATTTCTTCACAATCTACGGATTGTTTTGCTTCCAATAAAACCTGCTTCATGGCATTTAAATTTTCTTTAGACTCTTGTAATTCACGTGACAATGTATCTAATTTAAGATCTTTTTCACGACCACTTTGTCTATACGCATCCACTTCGCCTCTTAACTGAACCAAAAGATCATCATTCTTTACAGCTTGACTGTTCATGTTTTCTTTGCACGACTTAATAATATCTCTTAATTCTTGCATCAATTCCGAACTCGACAAATTCCCACTAGTTTCAAGCACTTCATTAACAATTTTAATCATCTGGTCATTTTCCGCCTTTACCTCTTGATATTCCATGTTTAGGGTTTGGAGACTGCTTTTTAGTTGAGGAACGTTGCTTACCAAATCCTGCATTTCAACCAATTGATTTCGTAAAGATTTATCATCGTCTAAAAGGCCATTTATTTGTTCTGCAAGGTCATCTATTTGTTCTGTAAGTTCTGCTTCTTTTGAAAGTTTTTTAGATCTAATTCTTTTACCCTCCTGTGTTTCAAAAGGTTGAAATCCAGAACGTAATTTGACATCCGTTTGCCTCAAGCGTGTTACCTTTCGTGTTTTTTTATCATAAAATAGATCATTATAACGGTGATATAAAATTAAATGTCGTCGTACTTCCGGTGAAAGAGAAACAATAGGAATTTCCTCTAGGGTAATATAATTATTTGTAGCAGCCATTTATATATAATAAAATATAAATAAATGACACGTTATTGCATAATATTAATTATTATATTTTTTATCATTTTAATGTGCGCTGTTTGTTTTTGTAAAAAATCTGATCCTTACATTGCTCCTACAAACTATGATTCTGCAATTTTATACTTTGATGAAAAACTTGCCCCATATTTATTACCAGAAACCATCGCAACTATTCAGAAAGGAGTCACTTCATTTTTCTCTCCTCATATTCAGCTTCAATTAATTCCTGCATGCGACGCATTGCCAAAAGACCACCACGGTCTTATTGTTATCAACTTTCAAGGTAAACAACTCCAAACTCCCTTTGGAAAAGACTTTAACAACTTAGATAACGAAACGCGAACTGCCTTTGGAGATTTAGTTTTTACACAGTTATTTGGATTCCCCTCCATGGCTTCTTAACCAAACTCAGAACGCATACAAGGATAACAATATTCTCCCGGATTATTTGCGTGAGGACACCCTTTTGGAAACGTTTTTGCCATACCCATCTCCATGCTTTTGATTAAATCTTCCTCAACCTTGTGCTGGTAACAATAATCCTCTGCAACATTGCATAAACATTTTACTCCGAATGAGCTCATTGCTTTGCAATCATGTCCACATTTCTTATTGTGTTCTTTTTTGGTCTGGCTCAAATTATTTTGAAGAATATCCTTTTCAACAGACTCCCAATTCGTCAAACGATTCCTCAATAGCCTATCCATTTATTATTTGAATCAAATTATAAATACGAAATCTAGTTTTACTTAAGTATACCTCCAAAAAAATTGATCTTTAACCAATATCCCTTAAAACAACCTCTTTACCAACGAATTCCCCGTCTTGATATTTTATTTCTAGAAATAAAATAGATAAATATGGACAATCCAAGCGCACTTTATAGAACCGGAAAACCGAGAGCTCCTCCGGAGATACGGATGACGTTGTGGTTAACGGCGCAGATAATAGTTTCATAGCTGTAGCTAACTGATACACCGTTGACGTTTGTCTTGCCATTGTCAGGGGGCAGGGGAGTGTTGCAGCCAAGATCAAGGGTGACGTTGGTGAGCTTGCCGTAGTTGGTAGAACCAAGAGGATTGATGTCGTACATGTTAATGGCATACGAGTACATGTGGTAACCGGTGGCAGCAGGGATACTCGGGGCCTTAAACCAGGGCTCGATGAGCGAGTAGTAATCGGCAGGTAGACCAGCAAGACGCTGAGTGTTTTCGTATAGGAGAGTTGCGTTAGATACGGGGTCTACAGGGTAAGCCGGGGCGCCAGACGGGCAGATGTTACCAATGGTGTAGTTCGACCACTCGGAACCAACAGAGTTATTGCGGACGGCAAACAGAAGAGCCTTTACAGCGTGAGAAAAGCGGATATCAGTAGAAGATGCGCCAATGCCAGCAGTGGGGGTAAAGGTGGAACGAGGAGCCGTCTGCACCTGCTCGATGAGCATATCACGAGGAGCACAACCCATACGCTTACGCTCATCGTTGGATACTAGAGCGTACTCAGCCCAAACGTAGGCATTCTTGAGCGTCGGAGTAGCGTTGGAGGTGTTGATATCACCGCCCTGAACGGGACGGCCAGGAGATACAGCGTTGGGGTACACAACTAGAAGGTCGGTGTAGTCGCGAAACTGGAACTGAATACGCATCTCGTTGTAGGGAAGAGCAGCAGTGGGTAGAGCGACACCAGTATCACGGGTGAAGAAGAAAGGAAGGGGAAGATTGATAGTGTAAGAGGGCAGGTTCTTGCAAGCACTGGTAAGCTCGGGTACGTTACCAATCATGTTGTTGTAACCAACCTGCTTGGAAGCAGGTACGGTAAAGGCAGACCAAAAGTCAAGGTAGTAAGAGTCAAAACGAGCGGCAATGAGGTCGTTAAAAGTTACAGCGCACTCACGAATCAAGTTGTGGGCAACATTGTGGGTCCAACGACCTACTAGCTGCTGGTTCTGCGTACCGCCGGTAGGAAGTGTAGTAGATATGGCATTAAACTGAATAGCAGGAAGAGTAGCGCGTAGCCAGGTGTGTACAAGGTAGTCACCGGCACGAGAAATCGAAGCAGCCCACTCAGCACCAAAGTTGGGTACACCCATCGAGTTCGTTAGAACAGTAGGAATGAGAGTAAACCAAGTGGCGGTCTTAGTTGCGCAAACAAAGTAGGTCGTGGCATCAGAACCACCATACATATACTTCTCCAACTCGTCATAAGTTGCAAGATCAATAAATCCCGGAGTTACAGACTGATTAATCGAAGACATTTATTATAGCATAAGAATTAAAATTTTTGAAATAAAAAATTTTCCTGAACTCTAATTTTCGTTTTTTCAAAAACCGATTTTGTTAGCCGCAAACGAGTATTAAATGATATTACAGTTCAATTACCCAAATTTTGCTCTCCTTGAGCAGCAATCTTCTATCTCGTCACATAACACGTGTCGATCTCTTTGACCAAAGTTGGAGAAGAGGAGATAAAAACAATGTGGTTTCTAAGATAATTGAGTTTTGCCAAATTGATTTTTTCTTGTTTCTTTTTAAGGATTTAAATACTACGCAGTATGCAGAAATGTATTGCAAAATCTTGTGAAGATCTTTGTGAAGGATCTTTTTGTCACTATCATGACGAAGTTCTTTGCAAGCACATCCTCAAGAATGGAAAGCGATGTGCACAGTCTCGACGCTTTGGTCAACAGTACAACAATATGTGTGGCATCCATTGGAAACTGTATCCCTTGAGCGAATCTGAAATGCAACAACATCAAAGAGAGCATGAAGAAAACCTGAAAAAAGAGGAGGAGGAGTTACAAGAAAAAATAAAAAAGATATGGGATGAGAGTGCAGAGAGGATGAAGCGCAGTAGAGAGGAACACGAAGAAAGAATGAAGCGCCAAAGAGAAGAGTTTCAAGGAAGGAGAGAAGAGTTTGCAAAGGCAAAGAAAAAGAAACCAAATAGTGTATTAGAGGCTGAAGGGATTTTTAGTAATGATGATTTCAAGAAGTGGGCAAGAAATCATCATCCAGACAAGGGAGGGGATACAAAACTTTTTCAAGAGGTTTCTTTTCTTGTTCGTCAAAAAATGTGGTAATTTGTAAGTATTTTTAAAGAGAATTTAAAAATATATTATAAATTGTTTATTAAATGAAGGAAAAAATTGTGTATACTGCAATTTGCTTAGTCTTTCTTGGGTTAGTTGCAATTTGTATATGGCTTTGCCAGGAACATTACACATATAGCGGAAATTCAAGTGGTCAAGGAACAGTTGAGAATACAAGAACTTTGACCATGGATGATACTGGAAATTTATCTCTTGTGTATTCGGTTCCTGTGGGAACGATTGTTGCTTGGTCAGGAAATTCTACTACGATTCCTAAAGGTTGGGCATTGTGCGATGGAACGACTACATATACGGATATAAATGGAAACACCCAAACAGTTCCTAATCTTTCAGGATCATTTTTATTAGGCGCGAATGGAGATACGGGGGCAGGGCCAAGTACCCAAGTAACTCCTGGAGACGCAGGAGGTCAGTGGGAGCCAAATATTCTAACCCAGGGTGCATTCTCTGTAGAATGGTCGCCAATTTTGTTTCCTGGCAACGATGAAAATCAAGTTAGTATTTCATATAACCAGCCAGAATCGTCTTATGTTTCGGGAAAATATACAACTATTCCACCGCCTCCATATGTGGGGGTCAATTGGATAATAAAGATTGCATAAATTTTTAAATTTCACGAAAGAGAATTTAAAAATACCATCTGTTTTTCTACAAATGGATATGGATATAATATCTATTGATAATAAAATTCAAAATGGCCTGAAATCAGAAGAGGATAAATTAGATAAATACAAAGAAACGCTACGAGATATTGACAGACTTTTGCAAAATAATTTTTTAGAAAGGTGCACGAGAAACAAGCTCTTACGAAGTAAAAATGAGTACATAATAAAAATCAAGGATTTAGAAGACAATCAAACTTATAATTTTTATATAACAGAAACAATGCCTATCATTCAGAGATATAAAGACATTTTAAAAAAGCCAGTTAAGATGAGATTTCTTTCTAAAAAAGCGCCAGCCAGAAACGAGGAAAAAGAAAGTATTATTCGAGAGTTTTTGGGTATTGCAAAAAAGTATACAAACATAGAGCAAGAAGAAAAGGGAGAAGAAGGTGTAAAAGAAATTTGTGATAATTGCAAGGGTAAAAACCTTGTTTATTCTGATAATGTTTTGATTTGCCTCTTGTGCGGGTATGAATTTGATGTTGGAAATAATCCTCTTTCATACAAGGATATTTCAAGAACAAATATTTTGCAAAAATACACGTATGAACGTCGGTCACATTTTAGAGATTGTATTAATCAATTTCAGGGAAAGCAAAATTGCAAAATACCTCCAGAGGTTTACACAGATTTGGAAGAGCAATTTAAGAAACACAACTTGCTTATTGGTAATGAACATACGTCAAAAGAAGAACGATTTAGCAAAGTGAAAAAAGAGCACGTAATGTTGTTTTTAAGAGAGTTAAAGTATGACAAGCAGTACGAAAATATTAACTTTATTTATTCTCAGATGACAGGCGCAAAGTGTTACGATATTTCTCATTTAGAAGAGCAGCTTATGGCCGACTTTGATACACTTGTCAACTTGTATATAAAAAAATTCAAATACGAGAAGAAGATTGCAAGAAAAAGTTTTATGAATATAAATTATGTTTTCTATCAACTCTTAAATAAGAACAAATACCACTGTAAAAAAGAGGAATTCAATATTCTTAAAACTATAGATAGAAAGACATTTCACGACGATGTTTTTAAAGAGTTATTTGAAGAGCTTGGTTGGAATCACATACCGTTTTTTTAAAAGAAACGAAGGCTGTGGCGGGGGCGATTACACATGCGGAAAAGCATAGGCCCGTTAAGCGTCACATCTTCCCCATACATAGGCATTTGATTTGGAGCAGCTATTTCCCCTTCATCTTTAAATACCTGGCGATTGCCGGGGCCTCTCACTTTCTGTCCAGCGTTACTTGAAGCATTTAAAGAAGCGGCATCAGCTAAAAGCTGAGCAACTTCATCCGGACTTCTACGAGTCTTAAAATAATCTTCCATAGCGTTAGGGTTATTCATTTTATCATTTTTAAATGAATTATATATTTTTTCGGCCTTATCTCGACTTAACTTTGGATTTTTTTTCATTGCTCGTTCAATAAACCATTCTTTTTCGTCTTGTAGAGCCAAAAGAGGAGTATTTTGCGTTTTTTCAAACATTGCGCCATCTTCTAAAGCCAAAAGAGGCGTCTTTTCAAGCGTTGCGCCATAAGGCGTGCGTGTTCTATTTAAAAGTGGGGATGATATTTGGTTATTCGCAAAAAGTGGGACACCGGGCCCATAAGGATTAGGATTTCTATTAATTAGAGGGGACGGTGTGGCCGAAGCGCTTTGCAAACCACATACTTTGCTGCAAATTTTAGCATTGCGTTTAGACAAAAGAGCGCCTTGAGTCGCGAGGTCAAGACGGCACTGCTGAAGCGTGCGACTACGCTTCTCTGGCATGGCGATTGCTGTCAAACCAAGAGTAGAAGGATTACTGGCGGCACTTACACGAAGAGGAGTACCAGATACCTTAACTACTGTTGTAGCCTTCAGTTTACAAGCAGCCTCCCTTTCCTTATTCTTTTTGTCCTTGTCAGCTTCCTTCAACTTCTTGGCCTCATTCCAGGCAACCGAAGCATGCTTAAGCCAGTTCTTTCTCATTTCGGCAG